TGCTTGCAAATTGGCAACCAAAGTCATTACATCATCAACACCCTGATTTCCAGTTGGTGGTGGTGAATCCGTTTGTCCTCTGCCCTCCATTACCCTGTTACGAATGGCAGTCAGAATGTTGGTGATATTAGCAACACCTTGCGCTTGTCCAGGATATTGGACCTCAGGGTTGTAAAGTTGGTTAGCAAGAGTTTCAGTACCTTGCTGCTGCGCTAAAAGTTCAGGAGTAAGAAGTACATTCTGAGGAGGCTCGAAATCCTCTGGAACATAGAATGCTTCAGTCTCAGGAGTATCTGGATTATCCCCCAGGGTGTTACCGGTTTGAGCCATCCAGGTAGTCATTTCCTGTCGCAAATTTTCAGGTAAAGCAGATAGACATGCAGGGTAATTTTAACCAGTTTGTGCCGCAGCATCTAGCATGGATTGATTACCTGTAACAGACTCTAAAAGTCTTTCACCTACAGATTGTGGATCACCTTCTCCACCATAGAAAAGATCATGAATCCAAGACTGATAGCCAGAAGTAGCCTCAGGATTAACAGGTTGATCTAGACTAGTAACGCCTCGCATGAGTTTGTCGAAGAATTCCGGATACTGTGCAGACATATTAGCGTCAGCAGTATTTCTGACTTGATCTTGGTAATCCAATCTGGTTCGTGGATCAGTCCAAACACCATCGCCGCCTGATCCATTACCACCGCCCCCATAACCTCCACCACCATAATGTCTACCTCCCCCGCCACCACCTCCACCTCCGCCACCTAAAACAGGTTCTGCGGGAGGCATTGCTGAAACGGATTGCATTAGTTGATTGTAGTATTCGGTATCTGCTTGCTGAGCTTTTGTAAACCAAGCAAGATCGGTAGCGAGATTAGAATCGGCTGTTTCATCAATCTGTGCAAGACCGGATGAATACTGTTGCAGTGCTGGGTCCTGAGCAAACAAGGCTGCCATAGCAGGATCATCAGGTGTCATTCCACCAAGAATGTCCTTCATCCAGTCTGCGCCAGATGTAGTAATGTCACCAGTATACTTTTCATAGTTACCAGTAACCTCAGCCATCAGCTTCTTGATATCAATCGGAACTTGCCCGGCAAGACCTTGAATAGCAATAATGGCCTGAACTTGTTCCGGCGGCATGCCTTCTTTCAAAAGACCTTTAGCTACTAGGTCTTTGACTTGTGGGGTATCAGGTAGTGTAGATGCAGCAATAGGTGCAGGTGCTCCCCCACCGCCTCCTGAGAAGTAACTACGCTGCGCATTACCCATTCCTTGTGTAGATGCAGCTTGTTGCCTAGTGCCTTTAATCGCAGCAGCAATCTTAGCCAGTGCAGCTAATCTTTGAGCGCCTTGAAGTGCTTGTTGAATATCTTGAATACCTGGCATGATTACCTACGACCTAGACCTTGTGCTGCCATTCTACGAATCATCTCCGGAGTAATAGAAAGGTAGTTTCTGGGACCACGATTCAATCTCTGTCTTTGGAATCTACCATAGGTTCCACCTTGTCCATGAGAGGTAAATCCAGAAACTGGCGGTCTAGGAGCACCAGGTGTTGGTGGTGGACCAGAAACTACTGGAGGTGGATTAATAGAGGGTCTAGGAGCACTGGGAACAGGAGTTGGTCTAGGTGTTCCAATTGGTGTTCCAATTGTTCCTCCACCACCGCCTCCACCACTATGGGAACCACCACCACTAGTTGTAGAACCGCCACCTAATGAGCCAGCAATTTTACCTACAGCAGCAGCCTTCTGAGCATTTGTCAGTGCTTGTGTAATCTGAGCTGCCTTAGCAACTTGTGCTAGATGTTGTGCGCCTTGTAAGGCGGTAGCAGTTTGGCCTACAGTGTTAGCAGTAGCCTTTCCAATACCACCTACTGCCGCACCAACTTTAGCTGCTCCACCAATTGCTTTAGCAACCGTGCCTGTAGTTGTCTTTGCAGCCGCACCAACCTTGGCAGCATTTTTAACAGCAGAAGTAACAGGAACAGCCTTTGCTGCACCAATTACATTTGCAGCACCCGCAGCCTTCTTTACTCCTGCAACGGCCTTTCCAATATTAGGATTAGCATTGGCAGGGGATTTAAATCCAGCAACCTTTTTGGCAGGAGCAACCTTCTTTGCAGTAGCGGCTAATTTCTTAGCACCAGCAGCAGCTTGTAATGCTGCCTTGGCTGCCGCAGCTTGACCACTAGACCACCAAGAGGCTGGGTGTGTTTGTCCATCAATTGAAGAATAATACTGTTGCCCTCCAGACTGTGCAGCGGCTGCTTTCTTAGCAGCATTGGCAGCAGCTACAACTGGATTAACAATTGACTGTCCAATAGCGATTTGGTTGGCATTTTGAATGGCAGGGTTAGCTGCCATAATAGCACTAATAGTAGTACCCATTGCCTGAGCAATAGACGAAAGAGTATTACCTGCTGCGACAGAATATTTAGCTGCACCCGCCTGAGAAGAAGTTGGAGCAGTTCCTTGCCAACCGTAGTTTCCACTAGAAACTTGTTTAGCCGTTGAAGCAGTTTTCTTTACTCCCTGTGCAACACGTGCTGCTGTCTGTAATGCCGCTAATGCTTGTGCAACTGTACCCATATTAGCTCCTTATTTTAAAGCCAGGCCAAGTGCAGCCAGAATCTTCTGACTGTTATATTCCTGATCGGCTTCCAACCTCCTACGAGCTATTGTTGCCATATTAGTATTCAGACCTTGTGATGCCGTAGCTTGTTGCTGAGCGTATTCCCCACGCAACTTAGCTTGTTGTGCGAGAGCCGGTCCGGATTGAACCATGCCCCTGTCGGCTAGACCTTGTTGTCCACGAAGATTTACATCCGCATAAGTGCGACCCATCTTCTGTAGGGCCGTATTATAATTGATACGATAACGATTCTGCTGATCATCCATATTAGCTCTATTACGCTTCCACTGTAGGGTAAGCGCATTAAGAACCGCAGGATTAATAGTTGATGGTACTGCTGCCATTACTCCTGCACCTTTTTTTCTACGGATGGTTCATCAGGAACTTCCGTATCAGATTTCTCTAATGCTTCTGTGAGTTGATCAACTCTAGCTAAAACCTTAGTAAGGTTACCGTCCACAAGAACATGAACATCATCAAGTTGTCTTTTAACACTCTCTGTTTTACGTAGAGTTTTAATTGCAGCTACCGCTGCAATAAGAGCTGCGGAAATGGCACCTGCTGCAACACCTATTGCTGTAATAGCGTCAACGAGATTAAGCTCAATAGCAAGGAATGGGATTGAAAAACCCAACCCCATTCCTTCATTAAGTACATCGGAATCATTACTGAGACCGACAAATAGCAGAAGTACTGCTACTACTAAAAGAACTACCCCTAGCATTAACCAGCCAGGTGTACCTCTACCAAAGTAGATAGCAAACACACCAGCTAGTGCAAACAGGACAGCCAATAATACCAAAACCATGATGAACTCCTTTCTGTAGGTATAGTACCTTAATCCTTACCAGGAGTCAACCACTCATCCAATTCTTCTGGTTTGTTGGTCCAAGTCACATCTGACCAATTTTCTTGGGTAACTGGCTTGTGTGTTCTAGCATCAATTGCACCAAGAGCTACAATCAAACCAGCATGATTCATACCAGTACAACCAAGTCTATTAACTCCATCAGAACTGTAAAAGCCAGTCCAACCACTTGTAGGTGTTCCTCCATACTTAAGAACAGCTCTCATTTCAACATCTCCTTCTTTTACTATATCTGGCCGAGGAATCGGCACAGGTCCTGGTACTTTAAGTTGCCATTGTCCAATGTCATCATACATGCCACGATTGAAATCTACAAGTCCACTACAATATGGTTCTCCATTATTGTATTGTTGAATTTGCGCTCTTGGGTCCCATTGCACAGGACCAAAGATAGGACTTCCATCAGATTTATGACCTATCACTGGACGTGACCATGCGTATGTCTGTTGTGCCCAGCTAACTAGGCCATTATCAAATAGGTACTTAACTGGTATATACCCTGCATATACACCAATCATAGAAACTGGTAGTACGGATGCCAAACCAAGGAAATACTGTCTGACCGGACCAGTAAGTACATCTCCTCTTGCATCAAAGTCAACAGCAAAATAAACGGGACGATTTTTAGGCATTCCAATAGTAAGAATATTCTCTAGAACACCTTTAGCATGAACTACACCTCTAGGAAATCCACCTAATGCAGAATCTGGCGAAGTTTCATAAAGACCAACGATCCCAATTCCGGCAGCACGAAGTGCATCTGCTTCCTTAGCTGTCAATGTTTTCCAGTCAGAAGCAGGCTCCAGATATCGAGCTACAAAATCAACCTTCTTCTCTTTCATACAGGAAATGATAGGAGGACTTCCTGAATAATCCAATCCGAATGTTGTCATTAGATACTCCGTTTACTTTGCATTAGCTGCAAACGTTTCTTTGCAGCCTTTTGAACATCAAAGAGATTCCCTGGTCTTGGGGATTTACTAGGACCAGCATATCTCGCAGGACCACGTGATAAAATGCCTCGCATTGAACGTGCGTCTTGAATACCGTGAAGACTCTTATTCAGAGTACTACTCATGCTGCCTCCAATGCAGTTAGTCGAGCTTCCATCTGCTGAACCTTAGCCAAAGATTGTACTTTAAAAGCATCAAACTGTACTTTAAAAGCGTCAAACTGACGCTTCAATGCCTGAATAGCTGAATGAAGAAGTGGAATAATTTTTGTATTATCCATACACCAAGGGAAATAACCCGGAGTACCCGGAGTACCTCTACCGGGTGTTACAAGACCTAAAGTAAGTGCCATTGGCCATGCTGCTGCTACTCTCTGCGCAATATATCCAATACATTGTGTTCCAGGTTCAATCTTCCAATTGAACAATACAGGTTCAATAGACATTAAAATACTAAGTGCCTGAATATCTGGAACCTGTATAATATTTTCTTTCAAATCCTCATCAGATGAAGTGTTATAAGCAACCGTGCTGGCTGTTGCAATAGTAACAGAGCCAATTACTGTACCTGAACGAAGAAACCCTACAAAAGGCTGTCCAGCAACAATGGCAGTAGATAGAGTTCTATCTACTGATAAATTTGCATTGCCGACTAAGTTACAAAGGGATTCAATGCGGCCCGCTGCTTGTAATTGACAGTATGGAGAGGACCCCGCAGTAACCGTAAGATTACCATCCATTGTATCGCCAGCAATATTTACCTTTGGATTGAAAAGTTTAACATCTGTAACAGCAGCGGTCCCTATTTTAGCAGCAGTTACAGCACTATTTACAAGCTCTGCCGTATCAATTGCATTGTCTGCAACTTTGGCATTTGTTACTGCATTGTCTGCAAGTTTAGTAGAAGTTACGACCTCGTTGGCAATTTGAGTACCAGTTACAACACCAAGACCTAATTCGTGTGTATGATCTGCTCTAGCCGGGAACTTAGATGAACCCGCAGCAGTAACACTTCCTATGGTAGCCGCTACGTCCGCCAGAGTTGGAGCAGGTAGCGACTCACCCACCCAATGCTTATCATGATCCATATGCTCACGAATAGTGAGATATGCTTCTAATTGATCTTTTTCTTTCTCAGCCATTAGTCAACAATTTCTGGTACATTAGTTCCAGTATCCTGGAACAAGACAATCTGTCTAATCTTGATCTGAGACGTGGCCGATTGCAGTACGCAGCGAACATTCAAGGAAGCACGTCTATATCTAAAATCGGCTGGAACCTTGATTGAGTTAGCGGCCAAACCTACAGTGAATTCATCAATAGTTGTTAGTCTAATTTCAGACGCAGAGTCTATAGTATAGTCACTATCCCATGAGGTTACAATTTCATGACCAACATCAGATGAGAAGAACTCCATAATACCACGTTTGGCATGTTTCATTCTATATGGATTTTCCCCATCAAAGTGCTTTGTCTTAAGATAAATACCTACAGGGTTATTAATCAAAGTTCCTGCACGTGTAGAATATTCATCTGTACCGCCATCCATAATCAAGAACTGAGCCACAGGCCGTTGTTTAGCAGCCTCAGTACTATCGGTCATAAATGTCATGACATAGACTGTAGGTTCGGCATTTAGATACGTAGGAATCTTCTCGGTAGTAGACCATATCTGAGCTAATTGATATGGATCAGTTCCAAGGTCATTTCTATTCATATTCCACTCTGTCCACGCAATTGGATCGAGTTTAGAATAGAATGTCCTACAGTCTGTCTTTACATAGTTATCTGGCACAGTAGAGTGTTTGGATATGGAAACGATCATACCGTCCTCATACTGATTAATAGTATGAGTACGTAAGCCTTTAGCCACAAACCATTGATCTTCTATCACTCCAGAAAGTTTTCGCACAGCTAATGTGTTAGTTGCCCAAACTCCCTGTGTATTGACGAAGTAGATAATTCCCTTTGATTCAAAGGCACACTGAGATGTAGTACAAATAGACTTTGAGTCCAGAACACGAAGAATCCAGGATGCTGGCGCACCTTCTACCAACAAGGTGTATAGACCATTTGTGGTGAAGATTGCCAACCTGTTTCCAAGAGGAACAATCTTAAGAATAGCACCGTTACCGGATGGACCTACGATGGGAATTACATTAGTTGCAACTGCCCACGTTTCTGGCTGACCACCTGTGGCTGCAATGTCTGTAAAGAACAACTTATGCTTAGCTGAACCAGTTCCCCATCCCCACATTCGATCCTTAAACACAAAAATACCACGGAAGGTACCTGTGCCAGAAGATGCCACTAATGCATGAGTTACAGTATCAGCAGACCAATCAATTGATGATACCTTACGAATCCCACCGCCAGAAAGAGAGAAGTACATAGTGCCCGCATATTGACAAGCACCAATACATGCAGATGCTGTAGTAATGGCCATATAACCATCACCTGCTCCAGATACACCATTGGCTCGAACTAGATGTAATGTCAGCGGAGCAGCAGCACCTGAGGAAATTACAAATCCAGAGGATGCCCATACAAACGCAGGCATCGTTGAATCAAATCCCCAAGGATCAATCTGAGAGAAAAAGTACTGATCGTGTGGAGCTACAGTAGCCAAATACCTAGGAGCGTTATCAGTTACTTTCCAGTCAACCGAAGATTTCCTAATACCAATACGGTTTTCTAGAGAGTCTCCCGTGGCTACCATATTATAGCATATGGCAGAGAAGCCATCAGGAATGTTTGAGGGAAGGTCTGACGTATACATACCAGACCCAATCTCTATAACATAGGCTTCTTCTTTTGGGATGTCAGTAGAAAGACCAGCCATTAGTACATTCCGGCATAGTCAGTGTAATCCATAGGATCGGCGGCCTTAAACAATGGAACATCTGCGGCATCATTCTCATTCGCACGAAGTCCAGTATTCTTCTCAAACTGTTCCATATAGTATCGTTCACGTTCTGAGTCATGATTCTTACCATGAGCCCTTGCCAAACAATATTTCATGACATCATTATGAAACGACTCTGGAACTGTCATAGTAGTGGGTGATGGGGGAGGACCTGTTGTTAATACGGGCATCTTGTTATAATATACAGTAATGACAGAGGTCAAAGATGTTGGTGGATATACAAACACCTTGCCATCCACAACAAACCAATATTGTGGATTGTTTGTAGAAATGGGAGTCTCTACAGAAATATCCTGTGCATCTAAGTCTTGTCGGTCAATATACGTGAGAGTACGACCATCAAGAACAAGACGCTTGACAGAGATATTCGATGCGATCGAAGCAGGGAACGTATTAGCGTTGGCATTAATAGTCTTTTCGTTTCCAGATATTCGAATGATTTCCGTCTCGGCATCAAAAATCCAATTATAAACATCGTCATCATTGATGAATGTGGTATATTCATCTCCGAATTCTCTTTTGACTCGTCGGGCGAGGTCAACGATTAACATTAGTCCCTCTTTGCTGGCTTATCATCGAAGAACGTAATCAATTCTCCGGTACGAGGATCACGTACTGAGTAATTCGATCCCTTCATCCTCATAATAGATGCCGAAATATCAGATGCCTCTCCAAGCCTATCTTTGTATCTTTCCTGTTTTTTGTCTGCTTCCTTCTTCTCCATATCTGCCAACGTCTGAAGAATATTTCCCCGATGAGTATCAGATAGACGAATACGCTCTAAGAGAGTGTCATCTAGTGTCCAGGCTCGCATAACAGGCCTACAGGTTCCATCAGAGCATTTCTCAACAACCACAAAGGGTTCTTCTGAAATACCTTCGGCCCGTTGTGGATCGACACAAAGTACATACAGATTGGGATCATAATCATTGATCGCCTCAACGACCCTAAGAGCATCTCTTTCGACCACCATACCGTCGATAAGAACATGCTGTCCAGTTCCTGGATCGTAATACATCTACTTGCCTTTTCTAATTCTATTCCTCGCCATTTTAGCGACGGTTGCGTTCGCTTGTCTAATAGCCGATCCAGGAGAATCTCCAGATTTCTTAGATGACTGATAGACATGATCCCATGCCCGCTTCTTTTTCGGGGTATTGGCTTTTTTCGTAAATTCACTAGCTGGCATTACCTTCTCCCTAGCCGGCCAACGCTAACGAATCACTCAAATCAATAGTTTGTCCGGCGGGAACCTTCAATAGAAATGAACGATCTCTACCAGCCGGTGTTACCACTGTAGCTCTATAACTCCAATCATAGGGTTTGACGTTCGCATCATTGGTAGCAACCAATATTTTACTAAGTACTCCAGTTCCAGGATTAACAGTTACTGTTATAGGCACCGTAACCAAAATTACATTATCAGTTGTATCTAATAAAAGAGTAGGTTCTGGTGTGAAAGTTACTGTAGTATTCACAGCCGGAGTACTGTCATCAAATTTAAATGTTCCTGTAACTGTTCCTGTTAGCGGCACGTAAGGCAGCATACCATATCCGGAAGCTGTTGCAAATATTGTTAATGTGCCTACAGCAGAACCAAATACAGAACGAACACTACTAGCGGTCCCAACAATAGTAAGAAGGCCGGTAGCAATACCTTTTACAGTACGTACACCACTGGCTGACCCTGAAATAGTAAGAGTTCCAGTAGCAACACCAAATATTTCGGGTGCTGGGGGAGTTCCTACACCGGTAGCAGTACCAGTAAGAGAAATACTCCCTGTAGCTACTCCAAAAACAGTACGAACAGAAAGAACACCACTCGTTAAAGAGATAGTTCCAGTTGCAACTCCTTTAACTTCTCTCTTTCCAACGGCAGACCCAAAAATGGATATTTGGGCAACACCAATTCCTCTGACAGTTCTAGTACCAACTGCAACGCCAGAAAGAGAAATTTGGCCGGTTGCTACGCCGAATACTTCAACGCCACCAGGAGGAATTACTTCTAATGAAGTGATATATGGTGTAGGCTTTTTAGCCTGCCACAGAGTCGGCCAAGTTAATCTAACAAGGCCTAGAGAGATGAAGCGTGTGTCGGAGAGCACAGCTACTCAAAGACAAAGAATGTTACATCCGCAACTTGGTGAATTACAGCCACAGGAGTTGATATACATAATCCTGCACCTGGCAGAATCTTGATGCCAGGAATATCCTTCGTCTCGAACGGAACGATAAATCCAGCCCCAATTGTTGCCGCCTCATTCCACTTGAACAGTGGTTCGCCATCAAGTGTGGGTTGAGTAGCAAAGGTTGCTAGTTCCAACACGGAAACTGATGGAGGAATGATCTTACGCTCCCAGTCACTTGCAATAGTTGGTGTTTTTGTTGAAGTTGGAGTCGCTCCACGAGCCGACGATCGAGTTAAATTGGAGTTTGATACAACTGCCCCAGTTTGTGCCAACGATACACCCGTAACAAAAATAGGCACTGTAGAGCTTGGATTCCACAATTGGGCGAGCACATGGTTAGCTGTAGCTGCCGTGGCAAGACCCCTACCTCCAATAGACCATCTCATGACGCCACCGGAATAGATAGGTCAAGATCATTAATTGGGATAGTGAATGTATCACCGTCTGAAACTGCATTTGCAGTCATGGGTCCCGACATAATAAAAGTGCCAGCAGTAGCAGCAGTCCAAGCTGTCCAGTGTGTATAATCCTCGGGATCAGCCGTAGGAAGGTTTGTCCACTGAATAGCAACATCATTAGTTTTAAAGCCACTAGCAGAAGCACTAAATGATACTTGCTTTCTAGTTGTTTCAGTAGCTATTGCTGTAGTTCCTGCGGCTCCAGGTGCAGCAGTATGAAGCTGAATCCAAAATGCCGGATATGAAAAAGCCGCTGCTTCTCCAATAGCTTCAAGAATTGAGTTTGCAGTTGCTACTGATGGTCCCTCTGCCATATATCCTCCAAAAAGAAAAACCCTCTCACCCTACCATATTACAGGAGAGTGAGAGGGTTTTCTCGCATGGGGAGCGATTACGATTCAGTAATGTTGGTGAACTTACCGTGTGCGTTTCTTTGGTGGGTACCAAGCTGCCAGTATTGCTTGATCCAAGCTTCCCAAGCATCAAAGTCAGTAACCCAGTGAAGAACCGAGTTATCTCTTTGCTGCCATGACCATTCCTTGTCACGCCAAATCTTAAGTTCCTTCTCATTGAGGAAGAACATAGTCTTGATGGGAGCATCAGGATCAGCAACTACAGGGAGGTCCTTTTCCCCATACATGAACGAAAGACCAGTAAGACCGCCATCAAACTGCTTAGGTTCATTGTATCTACGGAGAGAAGTAAGGAGGTTCCAATACGAGCGCCTAACTCCGAGAGACGTAAGAATCAGTGTAGGGATATCCCCGCCTGCCTTACGAATATCGTCGACCCTTGCAATCATTGCAAGTTCCACAAGCGTTGTAGTAGCACCATCCTCAACAGACTTCCACTTTGAAGTAGTTGCGGGGTCGAGTCCGTGAAGAGAACCGGTCGAGTCAACGATTCGGTTAATTCCATGAGGCTCATTGTTATAGTTACCGGTACGAGAAACGTAGTTACCGATAAGCGCACCAGTAACTGCCGTAGCGACAGTAAACGTAGTAGCAGTATCAACAGTAACCACTCTGACGTTTGTACCACCAGCAACTGGTGTGCCGGCGGCAGTAACGTCAATCATCATTTCTTCTTCGATCCAGTCTGTAGTATCGACTGTGATCGTTGTACCAGCAGAGTTAGCTGTTACCTTGGCCTTAATACCAGAAGCAATTGCAGCATCCAAGTGACCATAAAAAATTCTGTTCTCATCTTTGAGAATGTCATTCTTTGCGCCTTCCATTTCCATATCCATTGCGGACGTAAAAGCTTGGCGGTCACTCTCAGCAAGGTCAATCAATTGTCCAGTAAGACGGACTCGCTGATATCCGTACTTAAGGTTCTCTTGTGCGGCCTTCAAACCTTGCCTACCAGCGGCAGCAAGAGCCACATTCTCTGCACGGTAGGAGATACCGTGGTTTCTTGAAGTACGAACTGGGAACGTGACATACTTACCACCTACAGCATTTGTAGTAGTACCTTCTGCCGTTCTCTCAATTCGTTTCATTGCAACTCGCTCGGAAGCGAGTTGGTCATTAACGTTACCCTCGTAGATTTCCTTGAGGATAGCATTTGCCGTTGTCAGGGTTGCAGACACAACCTATCCTTCCATTAGTTGTTGTACACGAGCCGCAACTGCGTCTCGCCGATCCTTTCCTCTTAATTTATTGACATCTTCCACCTTGTTCGCTGGTACACCACCCTGACCTCCCGGAATTTTCGGGACTTGTCTTTGCGGACCGGAACTGTGTTTGCCAACAAATTGTTGCCATTCTTTCATGGCCTGCTCGATGTTTCCATGACGACTAAGCCTAAGGAGAACCCAGTCGTCATCGAAGTCACCATACCTAGTATGCGCTGCTTTCATGAAGTTGTCAAGTTGCGCACTTTCTTCTTGTTGCTGTTGTGTTTGTTCGTATTGATCCTTGAATTGACGAAGCTCTTGAAGTTCCGTCAAAACGTTCTGTTGGAACGCTTCATTGGGATCGGGTTCATACTGCTGTTCTCCATTCCCTTGGAATGGTTCAAACTGCTGTTGCTCGTTAGACATGGCTTCCTCCAATTCTAGAATACGAGCCAGGTTCTGCTCAAAATCATCGGGATACTGTTCCTGGAACGCATTCCATAGAATCTTAAAAACTCCCTCTGGATTTTGCCTAAGATTGCGAGACACGGCAATGTGTCTTTGCAATTCCTCTGCCGGACCAAGTTGTTCGTAAGGCTTAAGGGCACCACGAAGTTCTTGGAACTTCTTTGTTACTCCTGCATCCCAATCCTTAATGTATCTACCAACCACAGCACGATCCTGTGCGGGGATTTTAGAAAGAAATGGACTTGCAAGACTATCTTCGGGTGCCTGTTCTTGTGGTTCAGCAGATACAACTGGTTCCTGACCGCTATCGGTTGAACCAAATTGAGGCACTTCCATTGAGTTTGATTCGCTCATGTTTCCTCTAACTAGTCATGGCGTATTGACTGTCTCCATTACCAGCGCTAACTGTCTGATTTCCTTCCAGTTCCCTAGGTGGAGGCATATCACCAACTTCACCGTTCATCTGAACGTCTTGTTGAACTGTAAGCTTTTCTTTGATCATTTCCATCTTATGTTCATCTACGTGGTCTTGGACTACTTGTTGAATTTCGGGAGGTAGCAATTCATATTCCTGCGACTTTTGGAACTTCTCATGTTCCTCAATGTGTGCAGGATGGTTATCGAACGGATTAATGGTGACTTCATACATCTGGCCTGTTTCCATACCAGATGTAGGATCAACCATAGATGACATCTTATACTGAGGAATAGGCTGCCCAGTATTTGGATCAACTACAGGTTCGCCAGTATTAGGATCAATTGCACCAGCTTGTGGCTTACGCAACTTCTGACCCTGAGACATATAAACGTTTTCACGTTGAGCATGACGAG